TGCCCGGCGGAGCGTGCGTCTCAATCGGCTCTGGATAGAGAGTCGGCGCCTCTTGCGTCAATCCTTTTCCTCCTTGACCACAACCTCCGTGAGCACATTCCTGACCAGGAAGTTGCCCAGAAGAACGTAGTCGCTATACGGGCTTGTCCCGTTCCGCTCAATGACATAGGGCAGGACATAGGACAAATCCTGCTCCTGTGCTGCGCGTCTCCATGCTTCGCTCGAGACGTGCATAGCCATCCGGTTGAACTCGTAGCTCTCCCAGGGGCCATGCAGCCGCATCTCACCCATGAACTCACACCCGCGCACCCGCTGACGGTCGATGAACCGTTTACCCATCGTTTCCGCGTAGCGCCGGAGCGGCCCAGCCTCAAGCGGTAAATCGCGGACGACAAGCCCGCGACAGGGCTTCCTCGCCACGCAGTCGCAGGAGATAGCCGCATCCTCTTTCGGCACGGTCAGAATGCCGCGCTTCCAGACAAGCGACTTCTCCAGTTCCGGCGTGACGATAAGCGATGTCACCGTTTAACTCGTCCCTCGGACTAGGACATTGAAGGCATCCGTTGCTGCGCCTCCGCCTGCCGTAATCGGCGGCTGTAGCGCCTCAGCGTAGCCGTAGATGTGGGTAGACGTAACTACGTCACAGTCCATGATGATCTCGAATGCGCCACGAGTCCGCAAGTCCTGCGAGCAGTAGTAGACACCTTCGCGGTGGCAGTACCAGTTCTCAGCCTGACCGGCAGAGGGAGCCCGGACCAGCGTGCTCTTGAACACGGGCACGTTGCCCCAGATCGTGCCGACCTGCTCACGCCCCACCTTCATCGAACCACCCGCGCCGCCACCCGTGTAGTCGGCGTTGACGAACTGGTCAATCTTCCGCATCGCGTAGTACGTGGCCGGGCGCACGATAATGAACCGCCCGTCTTCCGGAGCGTTGGCGTCATCTAGGTACTGCGAAGCCCGCTGCCAGTTGTCGAACGTCGGCTCAACGCCGAGCGTACCGACAATATTGCTGAAGGACTGCGGGAGAGTGTGAAGGTTCGTGTCCGCCGCCGCCGCCAGCGCGTACCCCGCCTTACTGGTGTACTTCTGCCGTAGGTTAGTCTTGGACTGAACTTCCGTGATGTTCTCCACCGCGAACGCCACCACCTGATGAGTCGAGACCGTGAACGCCTGAGATGCCTCAGCGCTGGACGGCCCGATAGCCTCTGGCGTGATGTTCGTATCGGCCGACTTGGTGTTCGCCGTCGGGTTGGAGATGTAGGGGATGTTCATGGTATCGCCAGGGCCACCCTTGAGTTGTCCGAGTCCATGCTTCTCAGACTCCACTCGTGCGGCGGCGATCACTGTGGCCTCCACCGCATCCCGTGTGTCCGGCGACCAGAGTTCGGGGATATGACAGGCCGCTTGGGTTACTGTTAGATTAGCCATTCCTTACTCCTTACGAAGCCAATGGTTCAATGCCCTTGGCCCTCCATTCAGCACGTTGTTCACTTGTTGCCGCCGCATATTCTGCCAGTGTCGGGCGACCACCCGTCGCCGCCTTGCCTCCCGTTGCGCCCGGCCCCGCCGACTTGCGTTCGGTTGCTTTTAGCGCCTCCGCCTCACTACTCCGGCCTTCCTTCAGGCCTCGTTTGTAGCCCCGCTCCTCTGCCTTCTTCTCTGCCTTTTTGTTCGGCGATTTCCAGATCAGAATTATAGTCCAATTGCCACCTCATTCTTTGTTCGTAAAGATCCCGCAATTTATCATCCGCTGTAAAACGTTCATATTCTTTATGAGCTTGCGCGATTTCCTCATCATCCCGGATTAATATTTTCATAAATTCATCCTCCGTTCCTTCATATTTTAAAAAATACAGCCATTTCTCCAATTTTGAAAGCATTTTTGAAGCTATAATTTTCGGCAGTTCCAGAAAATGTAGTATTAGATGGTCAGTTAAGATAAATTCCGGGTTCTTCTCTTCCCGCAGGAGAAAACAGCTATGAAATCCTTTTAATTCCGGAAAAATGATGAAATTCAGAACATCAATGCAAATAGTCGGCTTGAGGATA